CGCAAAGGCCACACAGACTTCGACGGCTGCGGGCGGCTGGGCCAAGGGCAGCGCGGCAGCATTGCGGGAACAGAAGCAGACGGAAGCGGCCAATATCGACCTGACCTCGAAGGCGTTTGACGAATACCGGGCAAACAACAATCTGGGGTTTGCGGACGAGATGGACAGCCGGAGAGACTGGGCTGGCGGGCGTGCCCTCTCCGCGCCCCGTCCGGCTGACACCGGCGCGGTGGCATACGGGGACAGTCCGGCCCAGAAGCTGAAAGCCAGCTATGCGCCCTACAGCCAGAAGGACGAATTCGACCGGCTGAATGAGTGGTTCGACCAGCCGCGGAATCAGGAACTGGTGGGCAAGCTGCTGGAACAGAAGAGCGGCTTCACGACCTACGCGGAACAGGGTACGAGCCGGAACGCCGCCAGCGCCGGGGACGGGAGCATCGACCCCTTCCGCACGGCGGCGGGGAAAAACCAGAGCGGCGCAAAGTACACCGACGACGACCTGAGAAAGCAAGGCTACAGTGCGGCGGAAATTGCACAGGCAAGGGATTACCTGACCCAGTACGGCGCCATCCCGGAATGGAAGAAACAGGCCCGGCGGGCGGGCAACACCATCGGCGGCATTGCGGACAGCGCGGCGGGCAGCGCGGTGATGACCGGCGAGACGGCGGTACAGAGCGCCAAGAACATTGCGGACACCCAGAAGAACTGGGCCAAAGTGCAGCAGGAGATCAAGGGCGATGAGCGGGCGGAGAGGCTGTTCCAACTGCTGACCGACGTAGACATGGACTACAACCCCGTCTACCCGGAAAGCCGGAACCGCGACCTCGTGCTGATGGGCTACGGCTCGGAAGAGATCCGGGAGATGCGGGACCGGCTGGCGGGGCTGGAAGTGAACGACGGCATCGACCCGGAAACCAGCGTGGGCTACCAGCTGTACAAGCGGGGGCAGGAGCTGACGGGAGCTGCCCAGAGCGGCCTGACCGAGGGGAGCCGGGCGGTGCAGGGAGCTGTGAGCAGCGCGGCGGAGAACCTCGCCGTCAGTTCCATCAACCCGGCGGCGGTGCTGCCGGTGCTGAGCTTACAGGGCGCGGGCGACGCCATGGGCCAGAGCATCGAGAAGGGCGAAAGCGCGGGCAAGACGCTGGCGGGCGGCGCACTGAAGTTCGGCGCGGGCTGGGGCATCAACTCGGTGGGCGCGGCCGACCTTGCCAAGACCATGGGTTCGGACTACGCCAAGGACACGTTGGCCGGGCAGATCGCGGCCAAGATCCAGAGCCTTGTGGGGGATGCACCCTTTGCAAAGGCCCACCCGACAGTGGCGGCAGCGCTCTCCGGCGGCATCGACAATGCCATGCAAGCCTTTGTGGAAAGCTATGCCGACAAGGCCATCGACGCGGCGCTGGGTGACGAGAAAGCGGCGCAGAGCCTGTTTACCACGGATACCCTGATCGCCGCGCTGGAAAGCGGCCTTTCCGGCGGAGCCTCCGGCGCTATGGGCGGTGCTGTAGGCTCCGCTCTGGCGAAGTACAACGACGGCAACGCCAGCCTGTTGGGACAGGCGGAGTATTACGATCAGCTCGACAACTACGAGAAGGCCGTGGCGGCGGAGAAGAAACGGCAGCAGCGGGTGGAAGAGCCGGGAATGGCGAGTGAGCAGCAGACGGCACAAGAGGCTGCGAAAGCCGACAGCGGGCTTGCCCTCTCAGGCGCTTCGCGCCAGCTCCCCCAAAGTGGGAGCCCTTGGCAGGACGGCGGGGCTGTGCGGAATGAGCAAAGCTCGACGGCGCAAAAAAGCGAGGGCTCCGAGGCAGAGGGATTGAAGAGTGACAACCCTGCGGTGCGGCAGTATGCCAAGGTGGTGCAGGAGAATGCACTGACCGGAAAGACCATCAACCTGTTTACGCCGGAGGCTGGGAACGAAGCAAATCGTGCAGCATTTGAGGAAGCCTATGGGGTACAACTTCCCGGCACAGCAGCAGCGACCCGGCGGGCATTGCGGCAGGTGGCCGAACAGGAAACCGCCGCAAGAAATGCAGCGAACGCGGAACAAAATGCGGCGAACGCTGCAAAGCCGGAAGCGGAGCAGACCGTGGAAAACGCCGGGGAAACGGTGGATAAACCTCTCAGTCACGCTTCGCGTGACAGCTCCCCTAATGAGGGGAGCCCTTGGCAGGACGGTGGGGCTGTGCTGGGTGAGCAGGGCCCGACGATGCAGAAGAGCGATGGCTCCGCGACAGAGGAAAGAGAGTATGCGGACGTAGACCGGAAGGTTGACCCGGCGGGGCTGGACGCGGCGGACGAGGGAAACGGGCAGATGCGGGAGACCTACGGGCTGCGAGAACCCAGCGGCCAGACGGCCCGGCAGAGCGAGGTACAGCGACAGTTGGAACAGTGGGGCGTGGAGAGCGGCAAGACCAAGGCCGCGCAGGACATCAGCCAGAAGCTGCCCGCCAACGTGGATGCTGATCGGTATGCCGCCGCGGCTTCAACGATCTACCATCTGGCGCAGATGGACGAGGTGAAGAGCTTCGACGACGCGCTGCGGCTGGCGGGTGTGATGGACAATACTGCCCTGAATGTCAACTATATTCTGGACAGCGGCGAGGGCGGGCGGATCGCGCTGAATACCGCCTACCTCTACGGTGCAGACACCAAGGAACAGGCGGGCGGCTACGGCGGCGGCCTGACCGACCAGAGCACGAGCGGACAGGGGCTGGTCTACTATAAAGGGACGCTGGATCACGACGGCACCGACATGGGCAGCCGGATCATCGAGCTGAACGCCGCCGCCACCGGCACCGACGCTGTGCTGAAGAACGTGCTGCAAAACAATCCGAACGTCCGGGCCTATGTGAACAGCGAGACGGCCCGTATTTTCTTCGGGGACAGCGTCAGCGACATTTTCGGCACCGTGCTGCACGAGGACTACCACTGGTATAACTCCCTCGACCAAGCGGGCGCAAAGAGCTTGCAGGACCATGCCCTGACCTACCTTGCCCAGATGGACGGCTACGAGAGCGTGGACGAGATGATCCGGGACAAGATGGACGTGTACGCCAGCCAGAAGCTTACCTACGAACAGGCAGCCGAAGAGCTGGTGGCAGATGCGTGGCGGGGGATCTTTGCGACGGAAGCGGACTTCAAGCGCTGGGTGGAATTCCAGCGCGGACAGGCCGAGAAAAATGCGGGCGTGAGGGGTTCCATCCACAAGGTGATGAACCGGGTGAAGAATCTGCTGAGCGACATCATCAGCCGGGCCAAGGAAGTGCTGACCATCGACCCCGGCAACGCCGCCGCCCTGAAGGCAAAGCGGCTGGCCGAGGCCCAGAGACGGACCTTGCAAGACGAATACTTCGCCCACGCCGAAAAGGCCATGGACACCCTGCGGACAGCAAAAGAAAACGCCGCAGCTCTCAAGACCGAGAGCGCGGCGGAACAGCAGGGGGTGAGGTTCTCCATTCAGAAAGACGCCGACGGAGAAAGCTACATCAAAATAGATGAAGATATCCTGAAAGGTGTATCGCGTGAAGAATGGAAAACTGTTGTAAAGCAGACCATCAAAGAACGGTATCCAAATGGCTTCGAGCGGAACGGCTGGACTATTTTGAATAGCAAAGAAGGCCGTAAGGAATTTGTGTGGTCGAAGTACACTAAAGGCTTGCAGTGGGAAAATGGTGCAGCATATGCAGATAAAATGCGGATGGCTGCAAATTTAGATGAAATCATTCAAATTGCAGATGAAGTTTATAGGGAACCGGCTTTCCACAAGAATGCGGAATCCTATAATCGTGGAAAATTTGAAATTCAGGTAGGTCAGAATTTCTATGAGGCGGATGTGTTGACTGCAATCAAGGCAGATGACCGGGAGATTTTTTACGATATAGTCAATATAAAGCCTATAGAAAAAGAGACCTCCGGCAAAGCCCACATGGAATCCGAAGATTCGGGGAGCAGCGGGTCGGAGGTCTCTAAACAGAGTATAGCACAAGATTCCGCCGAAAGCAAGAGAACCGACGAACCTGTGAAGAAATCGGTGCGGTTTCAGATGAGCGCACCGGTGGAGGTGGACAGCCAGAAGGATCTTGTGGCTGTCCACAACCTGACTGAAGGAAATCTGCGGGAAGCGCTGGAGCTGGGCGGGTTGCCGTCGCCGTCGATTGCGGTGGTCAAGGCACAGGAAGGCCATACCCAATACGGCCCCATCTCGCTGGTGTTCAACTCCGATACCATTGACCCCATGGTGAACCGGGCCAATCGAATCTATGGCTCCGACGCATGGACCCCCACCCGGCCCAATGTGGAATACGAAGTGCACGCGGACAAGGCAGTGAAGCTGAACAGCGAACTTGCACAATTGAGCCGACAAACCGCTGGCGGCGCATTTGCGCGGGGAAATGTGCTCAGCGGAACGCTGGACATGGAAGCGTCCGGGAAGAGCCCGAAGCAACTGGCAGAGAGCCTTTCCCGGAATGATGCGGTCAAGGCGGCCTATCTGGCAGACAAAGGCGAAACCGTGCAGGTGGTGACAAAGCAGGAGGTGCGTTTTACCGAAAGCCAGAAAAAGCGGTATGAGAAAATCATGGAGGCCCTTGGCGGAGAAGCTGTCCTGCGGGACATCGTGGAGTCCGACGTGGTGAACGGAAATCACGATAAATCCAATGCCGTGCTGAATGAAGTGCGGGAAGCAGAAAAAAGCTGGGCTATGGAAGAGTTTGGCTGGAGCGAAGAAAAGGCGCAGACCAAAGCCGACCGGCTGATCGCACCGATGCTGCGGGCCAGACTGGAAAACGCATATGAATATGTGACGACCAAAGATATGGCCGGGAAAACCGTGCAGGATACGGAAGCGATGCAGAAGGAGTTACAGCAGAAAGCCCCGGATGCTGATGTGGAAGAGTGGCTGCTGCCGAAGATGGAGGGTATTCTGGGAAAAAAGGGAATCCGAAATGAGAAGGACCCCTATACCAGAACCGGAAACCGGAGAAGCTTTGCCCAACTGCACAACCCCTACACGTTGCAGAATCTGGTGGAGGCCATGAACCAGCAAAATGCACGCGGAGAAGGCGCATGGGGCCTTTCGGCAAACACCTTGATGAGCACGGCCACGGCAGAATATCAGAATCTGGACGAAGTGCGGGCAGACAAAGGCCGCTTGCAGCAGATGCCGGCGGAGGAGTACAAGGCACTGCTGGAACAGGCCGACGGCCAGATCGAAGAAGTCATCAGCCGCATCCGACAGGAGACCGCTGCACATTCGGACAGCGGCTATGGGGAGCGGGAAATCCTCGGCGACATCCTGTTGCGGGCCGCACAGGGAAAGCAGACCATGGCAGCGGTCAGCAAGGCATTTTCTAAGGAAGGCTATACCATCAGCCGGGAGACGGCAAAGCAGATCGTGGCGCTGTACAAGACCATCGCAAACATTCCCACCGGGTACTTTGAGGCGAAACCCCAGCGAGCCGTGGAGTTCGACGAGGTGCGGGCGGCTATTGTG